TTAGATTTTCTCGACTGATTTTGAATTGATAATAAAGTTGCCGTTTACGATATTGCCCATGTAACCGCCGTCCTGAGATACTAATTGAGTCCCCTTTTTGATTGTGACCGTTATGTCCTCAACCGCACGTAACTTGTCGCCTTTTTTGATGTCCGGCATGACATATTTGCAATGCATGTATCCCACTGTGCTGTTGTGTCTTACTTTTACACCTTCTGTACCCGAATCAAGTACGGTAATGTGATCTCCTTGCTTGGCATTGATAATGACATTTTTCCATGTTGCATCATAAATAGGGCAGTCACTGTTAAGATGTGCTGACCCTGGTCCAATTCTTCTTACTGTACTCACTGTACTACCTCCTGTTGTTCCACTAATTTCTTTATTTAAAATACCCCTTACGATTGCTTTTGCGCAGCGCTTTGCATCCCACACTTTCGCATCGTCTGCATCATCAACAAAGCAACACTCTACTAACAACGCCTTTGACTTTGTATTTGCCAGTACAAATAAGTCCTTGTCGTATTTCGTCCTTCTGTTGTGGATTCCTAACTCTGTTGCAATCGCTTCACAGATTCTGTCCGAGATTTCCTGTGTTCCAGTATCGTAGTTCCATACCTCGACACCACCTGTACTTCCGTCTCCGCCATAATCGTTTCGCCCACTGTTTAAATGTAGGCTGATATCTAAATCCACGCTGTGTTGGTTGCACTTTGCAACGATTTTGTTCAGGCATCCTTGCTTTGTTGTATTTTCGTCGCACGTGCAGTCATATACCGTGTGCCCTTCTGCTCTTAACAGACGGATTACTTCGTTTTTTACTGCACGATCTTCTACAGATTCCTGCAAGATGCCGACTGCTCCACTTGCTCCTTGCCCCTGTGGACAATGTCCTGCATGTACGTTATATGTTCTTCCCATAGTAATTCTCCTTTCTACTCTACAATTACCCAGTCGTTCGCCAAACAATCTCTAATACTCGGAGCCCACATTGCGTGCGATCCATCCACTGTATTGATTTGTAAGTACGGTTCACATTTGAATAAATCCCCTTCTTTTAATCCCCACACCTCTGCCGTTTGCTTATTACATGGAATTCCCTGTGGGTATGCTTTCTGATAAACTACAAATAACCCTTTTCCATTCCAGCCTTCACGTGCTACTTTTACTCCTTTTTTCAGCAATTCTAATGCTACTCCGAAAGACATTTTTAGTTCTCCTCCAAGTATTGGACAATTATTGCCGTCTGCTGGAATCCATTCCTCCGAGAGAATGTTCTGCAACGTATATTCAACTCGTTGCGTTTCTCGGATATCTAATCTCTGATTGTCTTTCGTGTACATGATAATCGTCTGTTTCTCATCATCCCAGCACCAATATCCTCCCCATGATGGCAGTTTCATCGGGATTCCTTTCTTCATTTCTTCAAGTGCTTGTTTAAATTTCATTCCCATGTTCTTTTCCTCTCTTTCATTTTATGTGCGAGGACGATTACTCGCCCTCTGAAACCTCCGGAATACCTGCTACCGATGTAAGTACGCTCACTACACCAGCTAGCACTGCTGCCGAGCATACATATTTCCAATCCACTTGTCCCATTGCAGCTGCTGCACCGATTCCGGCAATGCCAGCCTGTGCCATCGTTTTAACCGCACGGATGCCCGCTGCCTTTAACCATCTCTTTGTGTCTACACTTGTTTTTAATACGCTGTTTTTAAACATATCTAATCCTCCTAAAAAATCATTGAAATTAAATAGCCAGCTAACGCCGAGATAATTGTCGTAATTACCAATTCCCAACGCTGTGCTGGCTTTCTTTTTAATTCTGCTACGTCTTCATTCAATCTTTCGATTGCTTTGTTTGTGTGATGCATCTCTTTCGTAAGACCAACCATCTCATTTGCGAGCTGGTGTACGGATTCCACAATCTTTTCCACATCACTCATACGGTGTTTTAGCGAGCCTATTTCATTTCTGTGGCTCTCAAGTGTTACCTCTACTTCTGTCTCATTCATATTTCCCTCCAAAAAAATTATTGCAAAATAAAAAGACCCGTTACGGTCTCGCTCTGATTTCCACTATTACCACCTCTACTCGTCTTTATTGATTTGCACTAGGCACATTACAAACACTCCAAACACTGCCCCTGCTACAAATGCAAATACATATCCCATTTACTCCACCTCTATTCAGTCAATTCACCCATTCCTGAATCAACCAAGATTTCTTTTACCTGTTCTCGGATTTTCTCAGGTACATCCTTGATGCTCTTCTTTTCTTTTTGTATTAAATCTGCGTATACTCTTGCAATGTAGATCATGCTTGCACCCCCATTTCGTATAGTTCGCAGATGGCGCCCTGTAGGTCTGTAATCTGCGTATTTGCATTTACTAACGCTTCTTTTAATGCTGCGTTTTCTGTTTCCACTTCTGCTAGACGTTCTGCTGTTGTTTCTCCGACTTTCTCCATTGCAACTCCGTAGATTCCACCTGTGTACTCTTCGATTCTTAATAATTTTGTGTAGTTCTCATGCTCCGCAATCACCTGTTCCCGCTCTACTACTTGGATTTTCTTGCAAGCAAACTCGTCTTGGAATTTCTGCCTAAGTGTTTCCGGCGTCGTGTTGATCGCTTTAATCTGCAGTAAGCCTCCGATAATCTCTGCGGATTGTATTTGCATTTCTGTTGCATCGTTAAATTTCGAAATCATACTGTTCTCCTTTCTATTTCCATCGTCCAATTGCGTACCAATCGAAATTGTGTGAATCCGGTCTTGTATTGTTTACAAGCAGTGCGTATGCATAGCCGTAGCTTGTTGTTTGTTTTGCAGCTACCATTATTTCAACGATTTTACTCGGGATATATCTGCCTTGCACGAATAGCGTGTAATCTTCTGTACCCCCGACAAAAGGTATTGGATAATCTATCTTGCCATACCCACTTGTGTAAGAGTAGTTTGCTATCCCCCACTGCACAAGCTTTCCACTTGCGTACTTCTCGTAATAATTATAGATATCGCCCGAAACTTTTATTTTCCCACTTCCGACGATGTGGTCTTTAATATAAGACAAACTTTTATTTATCATAGACACGTCAGGCTTCAAGTCAAACATAGGCTCCACTGCAACAATGCTCAGTCCCTCAATCTTAACACGGTAAAGTGGCATCTCCCTGATTTTCCCATTATTATAGATGTCATCCTGTGTTAGTTCCGGATCCACCGCTGTAGTCCCTGCAACACCTTTTTTTACAGTGCAGCGCATCTCGTCAATTCCACCTGTTCCGGTTGTTTCAAACACCGCTACAATAATGTCATTTCTTTTCTTTCCTGACTCTCCATTTGCAATTTCGCAGTCCTCGTATTTTCCATACGGTATTCTCGCAAAGTGTCCCCCTACAATCAGAACACCATCTGCAATTCTCACTTTGTTGTTGCTGAGTGTAGTTGCCTTACACTGCTGCCCAATTGTAAACACCCCATCCTCCCCCGCAATAGACTGGAAGATAGCAGCATCGTCTTCCGCGTAAATATGCGCTGCCTCTTCCGGCGGTGTATTTAACGTAAGTCCTTTTAAACCTCCGCTCATTCTAATCATCTCCTTTTACTCTATATTCGATTTTCACAGTGTTTCCTTGTATATTCAGTATCTTTCCGATAATCGGCTTTTGTACGTATGTTTCTGTCACAGTGTCGTAACCAGCGATAATGTCTCCAATTTCGTAGTCTCCATCGTCTACTGCAAGAGTGCATTTTTTGTAATTCTGCAGTTCTGTCAGCCGGCTTGTTCCATCTTTTTCCAGTTGTGCTAGATCTGCACTCGAAAAATCATAAACCGCTGCACGCTCCGCCAAGCCTTTATAAAACTGCGTCTTGCCAATGCTACCATCTTCTTGCACATAAAGATGTAATACCACACGTTCTTCGTTTTGTCCTTCGCCTGCACAAATTAAGTGATTTATCCCTCCGCGGTAATCCTCTATTGTAAGAGATATCTGTTCGGATTCCTGCGAATATTCTAACTCTTCCGAATAATCCTTTATTGGCACTGCCAACAGACTTACATATCCATAGTCCAGTCCATCGGGTTCCACGTAGACAATCTGCATGCGATGCTTATGCGCTGTCAATAACTTTACCATTGCATCGTAGAGTGTCACGTATCTGTCCACCTGCCAGTTGTTAACTATCACATTAGTAGAGATTTCCGGAACGAAAAAAAGACCATCGAATCGATCCTTTATCAATTCTCTCAATATACTATTTAATTCTCCATTCAGCACAAGGTGGTCTTTCCCAGTCGGTGGCTCTACAATTTTTTTCGTAAGCAGACCTCTCCATGTCAATCCACCAAAGGTCAGCTCATATCCATCAGACTGTATATCGTCAATGATCCCGCCGTACTCTGTATCAGGTATAAAAATACGATTTTCATACCAATACTTTCTCTTTGTCCATTCGGAAACTGGCAACTGGAATTGGAAGTCATTCGTATCACCTAAATCAACATCAATCTCAGAAGCCTCTCTCATGTAGTCAATTTCTTCTCCAAAGGGAGTAGCTGCAATAAATTTTAATTCTGCCACTTTGGTTCGCTCCTCTCTTCGTAGATCAGCAAGTCAAAATCAAACGTTCCTGACCATACAATTTCCTGTCTTCCTGGAGGGACTTTCTTAAAAATACTCTTCTTTTTTGCACGGTTATTAAAAACACTTTCACGCTCTCCATTTACAGCTACTTTCTCTACTGTTTCTTTCATGCTGTTGATTTCGAGATATTCTCCTTCTTCCAGTACGATATTTACGAGATACGGATATCCGCCGATGCCGATCTGTGGATTAACAACCGGTCCATATATTCTCAGTTTAAAGTTTGCTTCTGTAAAATGCGGATTGATAATATATGTGTTGTTCATTCCGTTTGCGTACCTGTATGGATATTTATAAGGATATCGCTTGTTATCCGTAGATGTAATATCCGATATTTTGAAGGAGAACTCGGTTTCGGTAATCCAAAATGGGAAATCGGTTATAATTCCATACTCACACTGTATAATCTGATCTGCACCCCAATTATCTTTTTCCGATGACTTAATATAGCAAGTCATGTACTGATCGTTGATATATAACCGTCCGGGGATTCCCGACAGAATATCTGTTTCAAAGATTTCTGTCAAAGCATTCATATTTTCTCGCGCTCCAGCTGATTTACTGCGATGCACATCAATATTTAATGCTTTTTCCCTTACCGTGTATCCAAATCCGACAATTCTATTAGATGTTGTAGACACTTCCCATTCATAATCTAAAAGGTCAGATACCAGCATCTTATATGGTTCTTTATTAAGATTCACTTCTGTGCCATTATGATTTACATATCTAACTATCATGCCAGTACATAACCTCCATCCTTTAATGCTCTGTTAACTTGTCTACCATTTAAAATAACAGGTCGTTCGTTTGACTCATTATTAGCCTCTAGCTGAGCTTTCTTTATCTTTTTGTAGTCTATCTGCGTATCCGTGTAGTTGTTTGTCACTGCTTTCGTTGCAACTTTCGCGGTCATTGGCATCGTAGACGTTACTCCTATAGCTGCAGTCTGTATCTTGCCAATTGCTTTTTTCATGCCTGCAGTCATTTGCTTTATAGGTATATTTTTTTCAAACCCAACACCAACACCTTGAGCCATATATTTTCCAACTTCATCTCGCATAACTCTTGACGGAGAATGAATTCCAAAGAAGTCTTTAATTCCACCAAGCACAGATTCTCCGAAACCTTGGATTTTATCAATTACCCATCCTGTCATATCAGAAATACCATTCCACAAGCCTTTTACAATATCTTTACCTATAGAAAGCATTCCCCCTGGTATTGATTTGATTGTATTAACAATCGCTGAAACAATATTTCCTGCTGCATTCTTCACCCAGCTAATTCCTGCCGAGATTGCATTTCCAAGACCTGAAACAGCAGTTCTTCCGATATTTGCAAGTGTAGACGGCAAATTCATCAGTGTATTTTTTAGACCGATTAAAATTTCAAATCCTTTTTTGACGACAAAATCTTTCATTGCACCAATTCCATCGCCTAAAAATTTAATAATGCCACGTCCAAGATTAAGCCACTGAAATGCCATCAACGTGTCCACAATGGCGCTTATAATCTTCGGGATATTCGCAATCAGCGTCGGAATCGATTGAATTAATCCAAGTACCAATTGACCTAAAAGTTGAGCGCCTTTCATCAATATAGTCGGGAAATTATCGTTGATGATATTTGCGAATGTAGAAATAATCTCCGGAACGCGCGAAATTAAAATTGGTACCGCTGTTATGATCCCTTCAACCAGTTTTTGTAGTAGTTCAAATCCTTTTTGAATTAATATCGGCGCAGCTTCTGCTAACTTATCTCCTATTCCCTGGACAAAATCAAGAATCTTTGGCAATGCTTCAGGAATTGCTTTCACAAATCCATCAACCAAATTACTAAGTAATTCATAACCTTTTTGAATTAATGTGGGAACGTTTGTTATAACAGTATCCGCAATAAGCTTTACAAAATTCAAAGCAACTGGAATGATAGTTGGAACAGAAGCAAGCATCCCGTCTATTAAAGACATGACAGCGTTTTTTCCTGCTTCCACTATCTTCTGCATACTATCTCCGGACAATGAATTAACCAGGTTTTCTTGGATTAACTTTCCCACTTCCGGCAACGTCTGCAAGAGCCGCGGAACAATTTCGCCCAACCCCTTCAGCACATTTTTCCCAGCTGTCACCATAGATTCTGCAAGAGCCTCTGGCGATCCAGTTCCATTTAGAAAATTATCAAAAGCTCCTTTCGCAGATGCGATAGAACCGGATATTGTCTCTGAGGCTTCTTTTGCTGTTGTCCCGGTAATCCCCATTTCTGTTTGGACGATGTGAATCGCTTCTGTAATATCTGCAAAATTAGCTTCTAAATGTCCCTTTGAATCCATTGAAAATTTTGCAGTGCTTGCAAATTCTTCGTTCAAGTTTGCTGCATCTTGTAAAAGTCTATACATTTCAGATGCAGTTCCACCATAGCCAAGTTTTAGATTATCCAACATGGTGTAATTCTGCTTTGCAAATCCCTGATAGGCGTTCTGGATCCTCTCCATGCTTGTGCCCATCTTGTTGGCATTATCGGACATATCTATGATTGCTCTGTCTGCATAATCCGCCGCTTTTTCGGTATCTTTTCCCAACGACTGCAATAGCGACGCCGAAAAACTTGTTACCGTTTCCATGTAAGCATTAGCAGAAAGTCCTGCAGTTTTATAAGCATTCTCAGCACTATCTATTACTTTTTGCGCACTGTCTTTAAATAGGGTTTCAACTCCACCGATATTCTGCTCTAAGCTCGCAAACGAATCCAGTGCAGATTTTGTCATTACTCCAAATCCTGCAGCAATTCCCGCAACAGATCCAGCTAATACCTTTAAACCACCTTGTGCGATATTTCCTAAATTCTTTATTCCTTTGTTAAAACCTTTTTCACTAATTTCTGTATCAAATTTCAATGAGCCATCATAGCCCATACTATTCACTCCCTTTCTGCGAATAGCACAGGCTCAATGGCTCAATTTAAAGTGCTTTATTTCTTTATCTCAATCTCTCTTTTACATACCCTGCATTTAATATAAATACCTTCACATCTCGCGGTATTGTCTGCGATCGCGAGTTTACATCCACAATATGGGCACTTCACCCAATCTCTCCTTAAAATTGGAGTTTTTATTCTCAAAATATCACCCCTTACGCAAACGCATTTCCAATATCATAATCTGTTAAAATCTCTTCCGGAAGGCGAATTGCATTTTGAATCTTCCTTATTCTCTTTTTCTCGTCTTTATCCTTTATTTCCTCCAAATTTATCCCTCTGTACATAATGCGCTGTTTAATCTCAGTATCCTCGGATAACCCCTCAAACAGCATCCTAAATTTCCACCAGTGCAGATATTCTATTTCGCTTAAATCAATCCCGTAATCGCGTAAAAATCCCGCCATAATGTATGGATAGTCTGCACGGAATGAGAAAAGCGGTTTAGCATTTCCTTTATTATTTCCACCTTCGTTCACTTCACACATAGCCACGAAATTGCTCAATTTTAATATCGCTTCTTCAAAATCACCAACTTCCAACAAGAAGTATTCTGACAAAAGGAATGCTTTTTCTTCGTCACTTACCTCTTCGTCCTTGATCATGTCGAGCAGCTTTATATACTCTCTAAAATCAGTAACAATCGGGATTGGTTCTCCACATATCTCTAGTGTCTTCGGATATTCTTCATAGAATAAATTCACAGAGATCACTTCCTTGTAGTATTAACATTGTACTTAGACAACCTTTGCGCACGTTTCTTTCCAACTTGAACTACTTGTGCTTTGCAGAAAGAAAGAAAAGAATCGTAGCACTCGTCACAGAGTCTGGAATTAACCTTTCCTTCAAATAATTTGTCGGCTGTTCCTGATCCAAAGATATTATCAAATAAATTCCAAAAGAGGTTACAATACGCTTTCGTTATTTCTGAGACTTTACCGTCTTTTTTAATCTTCTTCTCTTCCTCTTCCATTATGTTAAATGCATTTTCATATCTTTCTTGGAACTCTACATCTTCCATATCGATTTCGAGTTCCACGTTATTATATTTCCACTGGCTCATTGGCTCTCCTCCTTATTCTGCTGCGTTGTAATCGCCTTTTGTATATGTTGCTTCTTTTCTACCCTCTCCAGCAAACGTAACATAACCTTCCTCAAGTTCAGATACCGACTTAAATGAACCGCTATAAATAAGGGCATCCGTTCCATCGCTATCAGAATCCGGAATTACCGCATATGTACGTTTGATTGCGTAAAATTTGTCACCCGTCGTACTCTTTTTAAAAAGATCTACGACAATAATATCCACATGTGTGTCACTTCCTAGTTTTTCCCCATCGTGGATCGATGCAATTCTCTCGTGCACCGGGTTATTTGAATACCTGTCAAATGAATAATCAATAGACGGAGCATAGCCAACTACGTCCGCTCTTTCAGAATCTTCATCTACATACTGCCTTGAATACTCTTTCGGATTCTTTGCATTCGTCATAGACGTAAACCCTGTCATTCTCTCGAATTTAGCAGTTCCTCCAGTTGTATCCGTATTCATGAAAGCAACTCTCTGCGAACGATTTACCAATTTTTGTTCTTTGGTTACTGCCATTTTCATACCTCCTGTATATAAATCAAGCGGCACTCTATACGATATCTCGCATTGTCTCCGTCTACATCGTATAAATAACCGCTGTTTAAAGTTTCTATTTTAACCGGACTTTTCCCTTTTTCTAGTAAGGGCAGCTCTCCGGCGAAGCTTTTCTCTTCCAGCCATTCGTCAAATTCTTGATAAAATCCACTATTATCAATATTGATGCGAGTGTCCTGATCGTATCGCTCTCGACTGGTAAAAGCAAATTGAAACTGTTTCTTCGCACCGCCATCAACGTATTTTTGAATAATCGGGTCGCACGGGAGAGGATCAATGGAATACTCCATATTCTCTCCCAGATAATCTACGTTAACTCGGTAATCTTGAAGAAACGGACACTCCAGAATAAAGCTCCTAATGTTCTCAATGATTTTTGACATACTGTGCGGCTCCCTTCAAAATGGAATCTTTGTGACGGTTTTTCATACGTTCGAACCAATATGACTTTTCTTTATGCTCATAATATTGTCTACGGGCATATGGTGCAATCTGATTGATTTCTCCGCTGCCTATAACCGTTCCAAGCGTAGCTGACTTAATCAATACACCCGTGCGCCGTGGAGTCTCCGGATTCATTCTACGAATGCATTCGGAATCAACAAACTCCTGCGCATTGGAAAATCCTTTCTCTTTGCTCGGTGCAAATTCGGGATTCCACTCCAACTTTGAACTAACCTTTCCGCCTTTACTGGCTTGTGCATACACTGTTCCCCTAGGTGTTACAATCTCGAATTTCTTCTTTCCCTTTGCCATTATGCGCCTACCACCTTTACATGAGGAGTATCACCGAATGCATTGTAATTTACAGATGTTACTCGCATATTTTCGCACCCATCCAAGTCCTTTACTGTTTGCATGTCAATTCGGCAATTTCCCTTTACGATATAATCGTCTTTCTTGACTTTTACTTTTGTTCCAGGTACCCGCACTGTGTACACATCTGCAGATTTCAAACCGTCTGTAGTAACCGATGACTTCTCTTCTTTAAACCACCATGCTTCTGATATGTAAGTTCTCTTCCACTTATCAAGCCGAGAAGACGGGTCATATTCTCGGCTGTAAATGGTAATATCTGTATTCGTCAGCATTATTCCACCCCCAGATATAAAAGTCCTGTATTCATCAGATAGCATTCTGCAATTCCGTATAGTTTTTTACGCAACACTTCATGTACATCCTGTCCGTCAGCAATTTCAGTCACATAAGAAACAGAATATCCATCGGTATTCTCCGACTTTTTTACTTTCTCGTCACTCTGCCTTTCAACTTTGTAGATTGTCTCTGCCATATCACAGAGACAATTCTTTACAACATTATCGTAGGATTCATTCTTAAGGCGATCAAATGTGAATGCATTCAGGTACATTTCTGCTTTTTGCATTACCCGTTTAAACAGCTCTTCGGGAATTGCTTCTCCACCGTACTCGTTTGCATAATACACATACTCTATACTTTGCATACAATCACGTTCCTTTCTACGCAGCAGCTGCTGCAGTATGCACATAAATAGCAGTTTTCTTGTTATCTTTTGCTTCTGCAATACCAACTGTACGGTATCCGAATTTCCAAGCATCTGCGTCTTGGTTTGCATCCGGAGTTATAATCTTTGATACGGTATGCTTCTGATTCTGAATTACTGCATTCTTATCTACAATCAAGAAATCAATCTTCTTACCGCCTGTTGTTGTAAAGCCGCCGGCTCCAGATGCTGTCAACGTGACTTTGTCGAAAAATCGTCCTTCCGGAACTTCTATCACACCTGCCCAACCTTCCAAAACTTTCTTGGATGCCGTTGTATCAAGGTCTTCGATGTCTCCCTTAAGCGCTGCTGAAATGTATAAATAACATGTTTCCGGTCTGGCTTCTGCATTTTTAATAACAGTTTTCCCTTTTCGAATAGCAGCAATCCCGGCTTTTGCATCTGCAATCGCTTCTGCTACCTTATTTCCGCTCGGTGCATATCCGGCATAAGATGCAAGTCTCCACGCGTCCAACTCCGAAACTACCTGTGTACGTAAAAATTCTGCCGAAAGACGACCAAACGCAACACCTGCAGATTCAATGTTGTCCATTGCATCTACAGTGAACATACGACCACGATCATATGTACATTTCTTTGTTTCGTATTCAAGAGTTACGTCTCCTGGTACGTATCCAGTCTGCTTATTGTAATTTGCAAGACCGCTCATAGTCATTTTCGGAATCAAAATCTCATTCGCGTTTGCTCCTTCTTTCACTAATTCATTTGGTCCATCAAGAACCGCTGTCAGAGATGCTAATTTATACACCTCGTCTAACATCGTAGAATATGCTTTTCTTAATGCAATTGTATTTGCCATATCTTTTTACCTCTTCTTTCTTAATTTTTATTTCTTTTCTGCCGGAAGTCCCATAGCCGCCCTGATTGCTGCAAAACTATCACTGCCACCACCAGTACCGCCTCCGGTTGCTCCGACCGCGTTCATAAAAGGCTCATCAGAGCCAAATAAATAAGCATCAGATTCCTTTACGGTTTCCAATGCTTTCTTGATGTCCTCAGACTGGTTTTTGGATGCTTTTAACGTGTCCATATCAAGCATGGCCATGACTGCTTTTTCATTTCTGCCGCCTGCTGTCTTGATCGCTTCTTTGAGTGTGTCAGAGAAAATGCGATCTGCCTCTTTTGTAGCGTATTCTGCCTCTTTGTCTTTCAACTGCTGATTGAGCTTGTCAATCTCGCTCTGCATAGCTGCCGGATCTACATCTTTGAACTTATCCAAAGAAGCTGTTGCTGTCGCAAGCTGGTCTTTGTAATTGTCTCGCTCACTTACAGCTTTTGCTGTTTTTGTCTGTTCCGCAGCAACATCCTTTCCATTCTCTGCCATAATCTTATCGATAGTCTCCTGTTCCAATCCAAGCCCTTTTAAAAAATCTGTTTTCATGTTACGTTCTCCTTTCTTCCGTTCTTTTGCGTCTCCCGGAAAAAGACAATAAAATAAGACGCGTCACCCTGCGTCTCAACGGGAGATATTTGGATCACCGCCTTTCTATGTATAACCGCTTACCATCAAAATAAATCGTGTCACCGATTTTCGCTGTTTGATCATTTATTCTCACCCCTTTCAATATTTCCGCTCCATCATGGATTCCATACAAAAATTTTACTGATTTATAATCAATGCGGTCAGCCAGCCAGTTTGGTGCTAGCATATCCGCATCTTTTGTTACTATGTATTTCTCCATCATTTTCTAAACCTCGGCGCTATTCTTCCGCGCATATCATAATAAATACGCTCACGTTCTTCTGTCAGACCCATTTTTCGGCAGAATCGGCTATATTCATTGAGCTGTCCTTGATATTTTGCCCTTGCAAGCATCACATCATCTGATTCAGCACCGCCCGCCTGTAAAAGCTGTACTTTTTCACGTTGTGCTCTCATAGCTGTTTCCATCTGTCTCTGACGCTGTTTTGCTTCATACAAGGTGTACTCTTTGTCGTTAAATGTCTTTGGAGTATTCTCCTTGCGATTCTGCTCTTCCAACCACTCGTCAGTCCAGTTCCTTGCAGATATCCCAAGAATAAAAGGATAATAAGTGTGATAACAGTTTGCTCCAAGTAATCCGGTAACACTTCCCAGTCCACATACAGTTATAAGCTCTTCTTTGCTCCAAACTCTTCCTTGCCACGTCGCATGAGTTGGACGGGCTCCAGCGTGCCATTCCACCTCAAAATGCTCTGTTCCAAGTTTTTTAGCGTTCATTTCGGATATTTTTCCGGATAATTGTGATACTCCAGTCATAACCGCTCTACGAGCAGCCACATCCACTCTGTTCGCTCTTCCTGTTGCATAATCAATCTGTCTGAGACCGCTGTTTGTAAGCTGTGTCACAACTCTTCGCAGGACACTGTTGTAATCAAATGCGCCAGTAACAATATCCATGCAGGCATCATCCAAATACTTCTGATACACCTCCGCCAATGGAGTCAATACCGGTTTTCCTGTTCCATAGTCCAGATAAAATCCAAGGGACTTCGTTATGTTTTTCAGTTCCTCACTGCTCTGTCTGATAAGCGCCTCTGTAATCTGCTGCAGCTCCTCGTTATCTTCGTAAGGAATAAACTCTGCATTAATCTGTTCGTATATATCCTTGTTGCGAACGTATTCCCAGTCAATTACCTTGTCATACAGTTCAAACATTTCCGGATATGATTTATCCAATGCTTCTTTCAGCATCTGTTCAATATCTTCCGAAGAATATCCCAGTATCTTAAGTCTGTTAATCTGCCAGTCTGCTGTGCTGGTAATCTTTCCAGTCTTTTTGATCCGGCGGACAACATCATCCATGATACGCATTTCCAAATCAGCGAAGTGTTTCTCAATCTGACTAGATAACGGCTTTCTGTAATCTTCTCTCAATCAGACCACCTACTCCATAACATTATTCTGCACCGGCACATTTGCCTTTGCTGTCTCTTCATCTTCACCATACCATTTCATACGATACTCCCAGTGATGCATAAATCCTGCTGCCACATCTGCCATATCCTGCTTTCTTTCTGTCTCTTCATCAATAAGGACTGAATCCGAAAAGTTGCATTTGAATTCGTACCCTGAGTGATACAGATTATTATAAAACGCCAAGCCGGCTGCAAAATCTTTAAGACATTCTTCCAGCTTTTTTTCGATAGCATTTACACGGTTGTACTTACGCTGCTTCGACACCTTAATCTCTGTAGCCGTTTTTGCTACTTCCTGTACATTCGATAAATCTCCGTAAGCAAGTCCAACAATAAATTCAATCTCTCGCTTCGTTTCTTCAAGACCACGCTTATAAGCTTCATCCCGTAACTGCGGAGAGTATTCTTTTAAAAGCTCCTGTTCTTTTCCAGCTTCAAGATTCATACCTCTGTAGAGTCTCTTATTAAGTCTAGCCAACCCAAAGCGTCCAGTAGATTTGTCTTGTTTCAGTGCCTTGTTGTCGATATGAATCGCACGTTCAGCGGATTCGTATTCCCAATCCAGCTGGCTCCCACGTAGATCCGCTTTTCTAATACGTTCTCTCGTCGACTCAAACACTGACACTCCGCAGTATGAACCATCTATATTATTCTTGATTGGATTCCTGTAATATCCAAAATCCATTTGCTGCATACCTTGATACATGATCGGACCTGGATTGATATTACTCCATTCCTCGACTTCTTCCAATGAGCAGGACAGGCCGATATCAGAACAACTCTGTGAATGATAGCATTTGTTTTCAATTACAAGATTCCCGTTTTCAAAATAATGTCTTTCCACTCTTGTAAAGTAATCGTTCTCACCGACTCTTTTCACTGTAAAAAATGCAATATCAGTGGGCTTTCCGTTATCATCAAAAGATATCGGAACAAATTTATCTGCCGTAACAAATTCTGCTTTATCCGCTCCTAAAGGCTTCAAAACAAATGAGCCAAGCCCTAACCCCTCCTGAAGGTTTTCGTTCAATCCGGAAACTGCTTTTTGATATGGTTTATCCAAGCGTTCTATATCGATTGATGATTCCATCTCGGACAATACCACATCTGCAAATTCCCTACATATGCCATGCTCAATCCGAAGAGATTCAATGGAATCCGTCAGCCAATCCGCATTCCCGGTAAGCATTTTCTTCCAATCGTTTATCGCATCGATCATATTCTGAGATAGCACTACATCTTTTCCGATGATTCTTTTTATTTCCGTATATCCAAACATCTTTCTCACCGCCCTCCATAATTTACTCAGCCACATCTTCTATCAGCTCCTTCATATCTCGTTCTATCGTGTATTCAAATGCATCCAAACTGTCGATATCTGTACTGCCATCATCCAAGCGTTCGTCTTTGTCTTTTACTTCTTTATCCCATACTGCATCAGATAGAGCCGTTTGCAAACTCTCGCAATCTTTTGTAATAAAAAACCGCCCTGCTCCCATAAGCCTGACGGTACATCTGATTCTGTCATTTATCGCTGCTTTTCTTGCCTTGCGAACCGATATCCACGGAAACTTTTTCTCTACTGCATTGCGAATAGAATTGCCAAGTACAGTCTCTGCATTATCGTAGTAAACTCCTTCTACGTTGCAATATCTCACATAATCTCCATGTTTGTCGATAACCGAATATTGATCAATCACTTCCTGTACAAACTCACAAAACAACTTGTCCAGCATATTACTGTCAATATCCTCATTTTCATCCTTTGCCATGATTCTGCGAGACTTTAACGCAATCACATCTCTATAATCATCTGTATATCCTCTTGCAACAAAGGAGTGCCCGGACTGGTTTCCACCAAAGTCTAACCCTATTTCAATAGATGTGATATCCTCTTTCCGGAACTGCTTTACTTCCGGATCATCTTTCAGCTCGTCCACCACTTCACATCGGAACGCATCCGGATTGTCTGCAAATTTCTTATAAATTGCTCCATCTGCCCTCTTCCATAGACCAACAATTAAACGGTCGTAGTAAATCGTACCCTCATACTCTTTGCAGAGTTGCTCAACAAATTCTTTCGGGAGAAACGGATTGTCGAATATTGTGTATCTCTGCAAGTAGATATCCAGTTCATCGTTGTCTAAGAACTCTTTTAGCCAATGTGTTGGATGCTCAGGATTGCAACTTCCATCGAAGCAGCTATACGGCTTATCAAGACGAGATTTAAGCATTTGGAATACCTCCTTGTTCCACTTTGCCACCTCATCTCCGTAGCAGTATTTAATTGACGCACCTTGAATCTTTGCCACTTGGCTTACCTTTTCTGCGCCAAGGCAATATACAGGCTCTCCGCAAACCATTGCTATGTTTTGACTGTTAATTGTTCCAATGAGCTTATCTGTGTAGATTTCTCGCATTGGAGCTAACACATTTCGCTCGATGGAGCTTTTTGACACTCCAAGGATGACGTTTAGTCCCGGCTTGCCAGCTCTCTCCCGGATTCGAAACGGTATAACGAATGCAGTATCTACATAAGACTTTCCGGAACGTACCGCACCGGACTTAAAATTCCAACGGTGTGTCGCGTTTACAATATACTCATTCTGTTTCTTGCTTAACTGCATTGTTCCTCAATTCCTCCAAGATACTGTCTAATCTATCAATTGCTTCATCTGTTTCACTTTCTCCGGTAACTGCCTGTTTTCGTGCCTGTTTCAACTCAGTGTCGGCTTTCTGATTTTCTAAATCCATGTCTGATTTATCCGTCTGTCCCACGACTTTCATAATCGCATTATAGGCTTTTACATCTCCCATCGCTGCCTGATTGATGATTGCCATCGTAATGATTTCCTCGTAGGTACTTTCTCCTCCGTCTGCAATTAACACATCGGATAGTCCATCAACGTGCGCCTGCATAGTCAAACACCTATTCATTGTATCTCGCATGGCAGCCTTTCTTCTTCTCGCTTCACCGCTCTTTATGCCGCCTTTTCTACCATTTCTCACGGCTTCCTCACGGCTTTGATTACTCGTAAACGGTACTAAGTTCTTTTCATTCGCCACTTCACCACCTTCCAATCTATCAATTTCTATCTCTGGATACAACAGGAATCGAACCTGTGACATATTCACTACGAATGAAGTGCTCTACCACTGAGCTATGTATCCATATTTGGGTATTAGAAAAGACGCCCTAATGGACGCCTCTTCTTTTTCTATATTCTTCTATTTCTTTTCTTTCTCTTTCGCAATCCTCTTTCCAAAGACGATTCAAATCTTTATCTATTTTTAAATGTAATATTATCATCCTCAAAATTGATTATTTCACTTTTGCTCCCAATCCCAATTAATTTTCTATACTTTTTATAACCTTTAATAACCTCTCGCTTTATATTTTTTTCTATTTGCTTTGTTTCATCTATTCTCCCATCAATCACTTTCCCTAACAAAGTATACTGATTCAAAAGTATTAATAAGTCCATTGGCACCAAACCAAAATTTATGTTTTTTACAATCTTATTAAAATCATTTATATCCAAAACTATTTCTTCCTCATTGTCTTTCTCTCTTCCGATCGTCATTAAAGTGTATTCCTCAACACTAAGTTCAGCACTATGTTTACTCCTAAAATATTCTTGCTTAACAATATATTGAAACAAGGGGGCGTAAACCTCCTTCAACATTTTTTCAGCAAAAGTTCTACTCTTTTCTTTGTAATATTTATATACACCAGCAATCGTCGTGACTACTAATATCATAGTTCCAATTATTGGTATAATATAAGTCACCACAAAATCTAATTTACTCATTGGCTGATTTGCCTGTTCAAAATACAATAATATTTGCTTGAACAACTCTTCTACTGATTTCATATTTTTCTTACCTACCTATAAATTATCTAGTTTAACTATAACTCAACTATTATCATTTTTCAAGAAAAAGACACCTCACAATCTCTGCAAGGCGTCTCTCTCAATGTATGTGTGTTTTGGGAAGAAAAGCCTAAAGTTAATTATAACTTTTCTAGAATAATTATAACATATCTAAAATGTTAATTGTGTTAATCTTTCAAGTATTCACTTGTTATTTGCGAAATTCTTCCTCTGCTATATCCAATGATGTCTGCAACCTCTCTCTGCTTCTTCCCATCCACGTACAGCAATTCAAAAATCTCCTTAATCTCCACATCCTCTATCCCGTCAAGAAACTCTTCCACCTCTTGAATCTCTGCTACTACCTGCAGGCGTTCCGCTTCTTTTTTCCTGATCTGCTTGTTTATTCGCTCCTGCTCATCCGGATCAGGTATCATCACAGATGTCCTAACTTCCGTATAGGGAAAATCTTTACTTGACCCACGAACCTTTCCCATCACTTCTCCTGCCGGCTCAGTCTCACAGAGTTCTGATATCCTCGCATCAATTCTTTTAAGTCTTGCTTTGTTCGGTATATACTTTTTTAGTTTTAACTTGTCCACCGGCACCACCTCCCTTATGTATTTTCCTGATGTAATCCATTACCTCGATGCTTTGATATGCTTCGTGCTGCATCTGACGTTTTGCACTTTCTGACGGTCCCCGCTTTATAATATCATCAAAGGTATTTTCTTCGTCCAGCTTTGCTTGCTTCCGTGTTCTTCCATAGCTCAAATTATCACTTCCCTTCAAATTTTATATTTTTTTAAAAATAGCGTTAGATTTTTCAAGTTCGCGTGTATATATAGTAGAGGAGCCTATAATACTGTGAGGTCGGGGCAACGGCACTTAAGACCGTGCTCCGCTGCCCTCTTTAAACGCTTTGCTCCGTCGTATATATGCATACAAATCTTCAATACCCTGTTTGTATCCATCACAGTATGCTCTTTCTTTTTCTACTGTTCTTGTGTATTTCATTTCTGCGTCGCTTTGCATTTTATTTACAATGTTTTCCAGGTTGTCCACCTTTTCACTCCTCCTACTCCTCTTTCACAAATCTTTAAAACTTCGTTCACATTCTTTCTATCTTTTCATCACAGGATTATCACAAATCCTGTGTATAGTAATAATCAAACAAAGACATTTAGTTTTTATATAGATTTTCTTTTTCATAATTAGCCGGTCATTGTACCGACTTCTCCTCTGTTTGTAGTTTCTTAGGCTTGTATGGTTCCGGAAGTGAACGCCAGGCTATTACTCTCGGATTGCAAGGATTGCGTTTTATAACCCAACGCTCCTCCTGCACCCATGCTGTTTTTGTATAATATCTCATTCCACCAGCACTATCAGCCATCTCCTCGATAGTTACTTCCACTTCTTCTCCTTCTTCCGGCAATCCGTCCTCTACTGGAATCCAACCGTTATTGTCTTCATCGTTCATGTGCGAACGGATGATTTCTTCAATTTCAGTTGCTATTCCAGTAGCACCTAAAGCAAATAACACTTCATGTCCAACTACAAACTTTTTCTCGACTTCTTTTATCTCTTCCAAAATCTTCTCTAGTACGTTCATCAAACCTCACCTTTCTCTTTTAGCTGTTCCGCAGCTAATTTAAAAGCCAACATATACACATCCAAAATTCCTGTTGATCTTTTCCCGATATCTCTAACAAATTCCCATACATCGCTGAAATGTTCTGACAGTGCATCATATCCTTTTGAACCAACGCCTGTATCCTCTGAAAAATCTTCCAGCACATCTTCGTAAAATTCTTCTAATTTGTCTTCATCTGTCTCAAAATCGCATCTATCGTGTTGGAGAATCTCTTCCATCATATCCCATTCTTCCAACAATTCTTTTAGGTCTCTTTCCGCATCTTCGGAATTATATGTGTATATTTTACGATTGTGACAATCAATTTTTTCTCGGAAATAACCCACATCATTTACAAAGTCCGAAAATCCTTCGAAAGTCATGTTGTTATAATTCGATGCAATCAATTCTCCTAAATCACCGGAAATATGTAATCTACAATAATCTTCTTCAAAAAGAAATCTGATTCTGTATTCGTTGCTGTCAGGTCTTCCAAAGTCCACAATTTTTATATTTCCATAATCTGTGAATTTTGCTATATGATTCACAAATTGTTTTTTCTGAAATTTTAAATCAACCATCACGCCACCTCCAACAGCTCAAAATATTCTTCTAAGTGTGCTTTTGTAATCTCCAACCACGAACCATCATCAATAGAGTCAAGATGAATTTCTCCACCGACTATCGTGTTGCTGTTTTCGTCCAATTCATAAATTTTTCCAGATTCAATCACGGTAGAACTATTTTCGATCAAGAATCCATCCGCATCGTAGTTATCTACACAAAATGATTTCTTGCATCTATATGTTTTCATGTTCCACCTCCAACAGCTCCGGATTATCAAAAATATTTCCGACTACTGTCTGCATATTACTCACTCCAATCTAACCTCTGTCCGCACTCGTCGCAAAACCTCATATAACTTCTAAGTATTCCTCCACATTTTGGACATTCCCCCCACTCTGCATCCAATTGCTCCATTCACCCCGATGATAATCGGTTTCTTCGCCGTATCCCGTTCCTTCAGCTCCTGCACCTGCTTTAGCAGCTTTGCAGTCTGCGTCTTATCAAAATCATTAATCCGATTGTATTCATTCAAGATATCGCAGATAAACTTCCCAATTTTACATTCTGAACATATAATTTCTAAAGACTTTCCATCTGCCATGTACGGATATCGGCACAGATTGTCACAGATATGCTCTGCAAATTCCGTTGTTATCTTGTCCATCTTTGTTTCGTATTTGTTCATTTTCCTGATTCCTCCTTGATCCGTTTTATCCTTGCTTTCAAACTCTGCATCACGTAATTCTGCACATCATCTTTTCGTTCCAGCGCCTGTACTACGTCTTCGTCTCTTGTGCCGTCACATACCAACTGGTGAATGATTACCTTCTCCGTTTGCCCCTGCCTGTGCAGCCTTTTATTTGCCTGGGTGTACAGTTCGTAATTCCAGGTAAGACCAAACCAGATTACATGGTTTCCTCCATGCTGTAGGTTCAAACCATAGGCACTGCTTGCCGGGTGCGTCAGAAGGATATCAATTTCACGATTGTTCCAGTCATCCTCATCCTGTGTGGTCTTTAACTCTCTTACGCGTAACCCTGTCTTTGCAAGCGCCTTTAAGATCCGCTCCTTATCATGCTGGAAATTATAAAACACTAATGCTGGTTTCCCCTGAAGAGATTCCACCAGTTCCATGAATGCCTCAATCTTGCAGTTATGGATTTCATGCACGTTTCGATCCTCGTCATAAATCGCACCGTTCCCAAGTTGCAGAAGTTTATTGCTCAACGCCGCTGCACTTGTCACACTGATTTCTTCTTCATCCTCCGGAAGTGCCAGCACCATTTTTCTCTCCAGTTCCTGATATGCCTTTCTTGCTTTTGTATCCAAGGTAACGGTTACAGGATGGTACGTCACATCCGGAAGCTGCAGATAATCCTCTGCCTTCATGCTGATGCAGATGTCGGAAATGATTTTCAGGATGCTTTCCTCGCTCCCCTGCTTTGCCTTGTAGTTATATACCACATTGTTCCCACGTTCTCCCGGATCAAAATACCGTTCCCGGAACTGTGTATATCTTTTTCCGAGTCGTTCACCTCCGTCTAACAGATAGATCTGTGCCCACAGGTCATCAAGTCCGTTTGGGGATGGAGTTCCCGTAAGCTCTACAAGACGGTTGATCCTTGTTCCCACACCCGCAAGTGCTTTAAACCGTTTTGCTTTATGGCTCTTAAAACTGCTGGATTCATCGATCACCACCATGTCAAACGGCCAGCTGTTCCGGTAATAATCCACTAACCACACTACGTTCTCCCTGTTGGTGATGTAGATGTCCGCCGGTGTGTTCAGTGCACGGATGCGTTTTGTCTGACTTCCAAGTACCTGAGATACCCTCAGCATCTTCGTGTGCTCCCATTTATCTTTTTCCTTGGTCCATGTTCCTTCGGCCACTTTCTTCGGTGCGATCACAAGCACTTTCCGTACTTCAAACCGGTTATATTTCAATTCCTTCACGGCCGTTAATGTTGTGATCGTTTTTCCCAGTCCCATATCGAGAAATAACCCGATTTTTTTTATCTCGATGATCTTTTCAATACAGTGTTTCTGATAGCCGTGTGGTTTAAACTCCATCTGTTTTCACCCCTTTGTATTTTCCGGAAAGTAGAATGCTCACTTGCGGATATCCGTATTTCCCGAAAAATTTGATCAATCCGGCTATCCCCTTTACTACTTCCACCGTTTGGCCAAGTTCTCTCAGCCTTTTCACCTGTACAGTCTGCAGGTTCGTAAGCACGCCTGTGTCCGTTTTCAATTCCACAAACACCGGGGGTTTTTTCGGGAATATTACAATCCGGTCCGGTACCCCGCTGTTACCGGGACTGACAAACTTATATGCCTTACCTCCCAACTTCTTCACTTCTGTCACCAATATTTTCTCAATCTCTTTCTCTAACATTTTCACACCTCCTGCAACATCTACAACCTCGCACGCGTATGTGTACTCTCTATTAGGCGCGTTAGGTAATACATATAGCGTACGTGTACTCTTTATTTTTATATTTTTATTTTTTATAAAAAGTTTGTTGACATTGTTGACATATATTTATAAATGTTGTATTTCTGCGGTTTTTCGTGTCAACAGCTTTGCAACAATCCTGTTAACATGTGAACAAACTCATGATTTTTCTAATTTTTTGCATTTTTTATCCCTCTGTTGACGATTTCAGGCTTTGTATACAGGTGTCATTCTACATTGTTGACACCCTTTCAAACCCTCTTTGAGTTCCGTAAAAGCCATATCTCTGCGAAGACCGGTTCCTTTTCCATCCTGGTATTCCAGATAAAATATTATTGATCTCCATACTGTCTCTTTTTCCCATGTACTTGATATCACTTCCAAAACATTCCTGCCAAATCTCTGCAGCACATACCTTTTCCCGGTCTACCAGAACCTGTTTTTCTGCTGTCTGCATCCCTCCCTGGAGGTACTGCCGCCTCTGCAATAGGTTCATACTATTCCAGTCTGCTGGGATTTTTCTATCCAAAAATTCCCTTATTACACCTTCTTTTGCAAAAGACTCCCTGTGTTTTTCCTGCTGTTCTTCTGCCAGTTTTTCAATCTCTTTCGGTAAAAATAATTCTTCCCCCATTGCCCAATACACGTAGGCTTCTGCCCATATCTGATCCACTTCCAAAGGGAGATGCTGCCATACCGATTTCTTTGCTTTATGTTCTCCTACATCCACCGGCCAGAACCTTCTGTTCCCCGTGGAATCCTTTAAAAACTCGCTGTCGTTGCTTGTACCGAAGAATACGCACCGTCTTGGGTATTTATTCGTTGTACGTCCATAAGCCGCCCTATAGATATCATGCGTCTTGCTCAGAAACTGTTTGACCGCACTGGTCTCCTGCTTCGTCATCGCCGTCAGTTCCCCGACTTCATTGATCCAAGTTCCCTGTATCAGCTCCGCGGACTCTTTTCCTTCGAAACTTGTGAGGGAATCAGAAAACCACTCTCTTCCAAGAATTGCAAGAAATGTACTCTTTCCAATCCCCTGCGGTCCTGCAAAGATCGGCATGTAATCATATTTCACACCGCCTAAGATTCCCCTTGCCACTGCGGCGCACAATGATTTTCGTATTACTGCACGCGTATAGAGGTTATCGTCAGCCCCAAGATAATCCGAAAGAAGCGTATCCACCCGCTTCACACCGTCCCATTTGAGACTTGTCAGGTATTCCTTCACCTCATTGACCTTGTTCTGACTGCTGACGATCAGAAGACCGTTGTCCAGCTTTTCCTTGCCTGTAATCCCGTAAAACGTCTCCATATAGCGATAATATCCGGCATAGTCCACATCTTCCCATCTCCGCTTTCCTTCTCTCTGATTCCACGGAAGGCTCCCGCGCACCATGCCGCAGCTTGCAAACTCATCTGTCACAATCTTTCCTTTCAAAAAAGGGTCATTCTCCAGGATTATGGTCACGTTATTGATTGTTTTTTCAATCCTGTTATTTCCGTCTCTTGTAAGTCTTAAGACCCAGTCCACATTTTCATCCTCAGCCGGATTCATGCCGGAGACTTCTTTTGCCTGTTCAAACTTCTCTTTTACTACAAGCCCTGATACTGTCTTGTCTTCCCTTGCAAGCTTTGACATTGCTTGGAAAGATGGAAGCTTATTCACCGGAGTTGCCTCCTTTGATTCCTTATCCCTGTCGGAGAACATATGCAGCCTGATCAAGTCAAACGCATTCACAAGCTGTCCGGAGCATGGATCCGTTGCATGGTGGGAATATAAGAATAGATCGTCATCGTACAGGATCGCCCCGCCTGTTGTGGATCCACCAGTGTATGTATATCTCCCCGGAATATCCGTTGCCTCATACATGCCAGGGATAAATTTCTCCATTGCCTGCGTGACCGTATACGTACGGCAGAAAGCTCCGATAATTCCTTTTTTCTCTAACGGATTCTCCTGTCTTGCAAGTCTTCTGCGCTCGATCGCATCACTTCCCGGTACCTGCGGCCACTCGCTCACGCACTTCCAGTCCTGGTACATCCCAAGCAATCCGTCCAGACTGCAGAACGGATGATCATAACTTTTACAGATATATTCCCCATCACTACAGCAGCTTGGCCAGTACATCAGCCGGCTTGCATCAAATGTCGTTGGATCACAGAACTCGATCCCGATCAGCGCTGCTGCTTTTCTTGCTGCCGGCTCATATTCATCAGAGGTAGCTGTCCTGTCTAACGGGATCAGCACCCTCAGTCTTGGCGCATATCCTGTATGTTTCCTTGTACTGTAGACTGCAGCCGCACATCCAAGCCCTGATACTCTTTTCAATATTTCATCCGTCTGTCCTGCGGGGATATTATCCATATCCAAAGTCAAAATATCCCTTCCTTGTACATAAGAGCTCTTTCTCCTGTCATTTATAAAGGTGCCGCCTACGAATCCACCTACGTCCTTCAATTCCGCCTGCTGGCTTTTCCCCAGCGCCAGATATTCCTCCATTGTTTCAGAACTTCTCACCGGATTTTTCAGACGGTCCACAAAATCAGACCACATGATTTCATTCTTCGGCCAGTACGTTGCCTTTCTGGTTCCGGCCGTGCTGATCCATAATTTTCTATTGTAATCCATCTGTTTCCTCCTAGTCTTTCATATAATAACTGCTTTCAAATCCGGCTCCCTTTAAGAGCAAACCCGGTGCCCAGCTGATTGGTTCCGCCATCAAGTCACAGATTTGTTCCACCGTTACTTCCATCGGCGCATCAATGATAACCTCGTCATGTACGTGGAATACGACCTGCAAGCCTAATTGCTCAATCCTTCTGAGGGTTTCAGCTAAACAGTCTCTTGCGATTGCCTGCACGATATTTTCCGTCATTTTTCCTCCATAAGTAGATGCCACTTCCCATTTTTTTGTCTGCTGTCCGACTGTATAATAATGGATTGCCATCTTTCCGAACTGATTTTCCTTTAAGAACGGTTTCGGATAAAAAAGTTTTCGCCCACTTGGCAATTGTACTGTCAGGAAGCTCTGTCCATACATCAGTTCCCCCTCATACCGGAAAATCAAACCGTTGATGCCCTGTGGCTGAGCTGTCTGCATCGTTGTAAGCGCTGCCTGTTCCACCGCATACCACAAATCTCGGATTCTCGGATTCGCATTTCTCCATCTCTGCACAATATCCGGAAGTTCCTCTTCTGCCAGTCCCATGTTCAATGCTCCCATCGCGATCAGCGCAGCTGGTCCTCCCTGGTATCCAAGCGCAAGTGTCGCAACCTTTCCTTTCTGTCTAAGACTGTACTCCGGGTTTCCTTTTACAATCTTTTCAATCGGCACATGAAACATCTGAGATGCCGTTGCTTCATAAATCTTTCCGTGAGTAGCAAATACTTCGTTTACCCACTGTTCCCCCGCAAGCCATGCGATCACACGCGCCTCAATTGCGGAAAAATCGGCAACTACAAACTTATGTCCCTCCGATGGGATAAATGCTGTTCTGATCAGCTGGGAAAGGGTGTCCGGAACATTTCCATACAAGAACCTTATTCCGTCATAATTCTTTGTCTTAACAAGTTCTCTTGCATAGTCTAACGTCTTTAAATAATTTCTTGGGAGATTCTGTAACTGCACAAGACGTCCCGCCCATCTTCCGGTCCGATTCGCCCCATAATACTGTGTCAGACCACGCACACGGTCATCTGCACCCTTGGCCGTTTCCATCGCCACGTATTTCTTAATGGATGTTTTCCCAAGCTGCTGCCGTATTTCGAGAACACGCCTTATTTCCTTTGGGAGGTCGTTTCTTTCCAAAAGTATGGAGACGTCTTCTTTTCGTAGTCCCGGAAGTTCCACATCCATCTCTAAGCTGTCTGAAAGTTCTTTTTCCACCCATGCTTTCAACTGTGCTGTACTATTTGGATTTTGCAGTCCTGTAATATTGATCGCCTCTTCTGTCAGCTCTGTACTGCTCACCCCGTCTATCATCAGCGCTCCTTCAATCAATTTCGAATCCACACGTACACCAAAGGCGTTCATCCGGATATCCTGCTGCCATAACTCTTGTTCTTCTTCCGGAACCGGAAAACAACTCAGACGTTTTAATATTGCACGCTCTGTTACCACGTCCTGTTTGCAGTATTCCTTGAACAATTCCCATTTCTCCGGTGCATGTCTCGGGAGATTCCATGTCCGATTTCCATTGCTCTTTGTCGGTTTACATGGAACGCAGAAGTACCGGATCAATGCTTTTCCGGTTGTCAGTTTCTGCTTGTCCTGCGGAAGTCCGATTGCCTTTCCGGTCGCATCCAATCCGGCTGTGTAACCACAATACAGTCCATGTATCATAGTGCATCTCCACTGTTCTAATGGTGTCTCATAACCGGCACGATTCAGGCAATACCATTCAAACGCTGCATTGTATGCATGTTTTACAACAGTCGCATCTTTCAGCGTCAACTGTACATTTTCCGGGATCTGCTCTCCCTGTGCCAAATCCACAAGCTCAACTTCTCCATCATCCATCTGATAAGCAAACAATAACACTTCAAAATCTTCTGACTGTGCATATCTGTACAATCCGGCTTTTCCGATATCCACGCTGCTCTTTGTTTCAATGTCTATACTCAAATGCCTTAACATCTGCGTCCCTCCTGTTACAAAAAGGGGCATACGCCCCTAAATATCCTACATTGGTAATCCGGTAATCGGATTTATTGTAGATTGTGTCTGCTGATATTGCTGTGTTACTTGCGCTGCAGTCTGCTGAGGTGCAGGCGCTCCAAAAGCTTGTGAAGCTGTCGGTGCACTTCCTCCCAGCGCTTCTCCGTCTGCAAGTTTCTGCACTGGACCTAGTCCGCACCCGATTCCTTTCTTTCCTCCGAATGCATACGGGAAGAAATTCACATTTACTCTTGCATAAATACCACTGTAAATCTCTGACTGATTGATGATCGGATTTAGATTCGCATCTACAACTTCCGGTGGATAGTCTGCTTTTGCACTCGCAGTGAATACCCAGTGTCCTTTACACTCCGGACCAAAAGCCATCCCGTCTGATGGTCTCACGCCATCACCGTCGTATACCGGAGTCGGGACGATTGGAGTACACACTCCGTTCCATTTATCTGAAATCCCTTTCTGCTTGGCAGCTTCAATTGCTGCATTGATCCGGTTCATCGTATCCATATCTGTCTTTGGTACCAAGATGGTTACCTGAAATTTTTCTTCCTGTCCCGGCTGATACGCGTATGGTTTGAATACATGTACATATGATAATCTTACTTTTCCTGTTGTTACGTTTGTTAAATTTTCCATGATTATTGCTCCTCCTGAAATGCCTTTTCGGCTGTGATTTTATTTGTAATCGCTTCTCGTTTATCGGATTCTTTTACAAGGGTCGGCTTGCCCGGATTCTTTACGACCATACCGCCGACCATCTCCGCGAAATCTTTTTTCCCGATTGTCTTTTCTACCTGTGCAAGTGTCAATGCTTTCTTTTCGTACAGAATTTCTTCTGCAATTCCTTTTTCCTTCAACACTTCAAATGCTGCCTCCATATCGGTCCATTCTCTGGATCCTCTTCCCTCTACTGCCTTCCATCCTGCTACTTCGTTTCCCGCGAGGCATTCTTTCAATGCATGTTCTTTTAGGTCTGAAAGCCATTTGGCCACATCTTCCCCAGTGGAAAGATATTTCCCCATTTCCTCGTTACTGATCAGCGGCGGAAGTTTTCCTTTATCCGGATTAAAAGCCAGCTTTACGTTTTCTTCTGCCCTTGCCCTGCACTGTGCTTTTGCCCTGCAGAACCGACACTGTTTTTCTCCGGGGCAGAACTCTCCCGCTCCATTGATTGCCAGTTTCGCACGATCCTTTACATATTCTGCAAATTCAAGTAATTCCCCTAATGGACATTCCCATTCTGAAATACTGTCTAATCTAGGCTGTATGATCACAAGATGGATGCTCCGAATGTCGTATAAGAAACTGTACGCCTGATATGCGCCGAGCGCATACAACATCATCTGTGGATTTTCTTCTGCGCTGACTGGCACCCCTTTTCCATACTTGAGGTCAATTACGTGCAACGTATTACCACTTAACAGGATGCAGTCTGCAGTTCCAAATCCATCCGGAACATACTGACTAAAATCCACCCTCTTTTCAATCGCCGAATAAGGTTCTGCAGGAAATGAAAGCGCAAGCGTTTTAATGTAATCCTTATAGATTTCTGTATAACCGTCCATTTCATCCTGCCACAACTCTTCGGTTTTCAGCTTTTTAACCTCGGCGTTATATTTCCGTTTTCCAAACTCTTTTGTCTGAAAATAATGTCTCAGTTTCATCTCGGCCAGTTCATGCGCTAGAGTTCCTTCTCTGGCCGCGTCTGATGTGGTATCCGGAAACTGTTCTTCCAGTCTTGCACTCGGAGTGCACAGGAGCCATCGATGTGCTCCCGATGCACTTAAGACCGCATGTGTTCTCTCCTGATGATTCATTAGATCTGCGCCCCCATTCCGCGAAGTCCTGTCGCAAAGTTCCCATAATGTTCCGGTGAAAGCTCCATCAAAGATGCTACTCCAAAGCTTTGGATCAGCTGCATAAGCTGCGCCTGCATCCCCTTGTCCATCAGCTGCATGGCTGCCTTAGACAGATCATCTCTTGTATACGTCGGTTCAGATGTCGGTACTGCTGCAGGTGCCTGCATTGACTGTGCTGATGCTTGTACTGGTACTGAAGGAGTTGGTACTGCCCCCGTTGTGTTCTGCTGTGGAACGGATGCATTCCCCCAAGGAGCTTCTTCCGTACTCTGCTGTTCGTGCACGGCTTGTCCGACAGCTGCCTCGTCCATTTGTACAGATTTTCCTCCCATTGCAACTGCCAGCTGCATAAGTGCCTCTGATAATTCTTTTAATCCTGGTACATTGATTGTTACTTCTAAACTCATTACTGTTTCCTCTCTTTCATATATGTATGGTTAATTGTTACTATTTTTCTCTGCTAAAAATTTGCCAAAAAGTACCTCTCCAGCGTTTCCCTCAAATTCCCCACTTGATAACTTACTTAAAAATGCTAAAGAATCAATAAATGAATCTGCCTCCGCCTTACTCGTTGTTCTAGAAATTGATGCGTGAAAATTTCTCAAAATCTCGAGTGTTTCACACCAAATAGTCTCCAAGTCACCGGATATCTTTAACTCCATTGCTTCATTTTTTTTGTATTCTGCTTTAATCAATTGACTTTCCCTCCAAAATCCTCTACAATTTAATTGGTTTATTATCCGAGTACCCGAGCTTGCCGGCTCATGTGGGTGCTCTTTCTTATAGTAAAATTGATGCTGCTGTAATTTCTCCAGCTAAAAACCCTAGCATTGTGAGTATTACCATCACACCGCCTGTCATAATTCTGCGGAACAACAACTCGTCACGAAACTCTTTTACTGCCAACTGATTCTTCAATCTTCTCTGTCTTAACACATCCGAGCGTCCGAACTGCATCACCTTGATTTCTTCCATAGCTACACACCTCCTATCAAAATTATCTGCCCTACAATCCCGACGACAATTATCGCCAGTACCAAAAGAGCCATTACGCAAGCTGTTCTCTTTTCCTTACGCAGATATTTCTTATGTCTGTTTCGGATTCTTCTTTTCTCCCAATCAGGGAGTGCTTTTCTTCTGTTCCGGTTCAATTCCATCTTCCTCCAAAATCTTAATCAGTTCTTTCTTGAGTTCCCTCAACACACTTTCCTCGGCACTATACGGTATCGTACAGCCCTTATCTGATGCCACAAATAAACGTCTTACTGCTCTATCTACGTTCATGCTTCTTTCTCCTTTTCTTCGCCCTGTTTTTATTGCGTTTGTAACGCTGGTATTCTTTGTATGTCACAGTTCTTTCTCACCTCCCTTCAAGCCTACGAATTGCCTCTTCTCTGCTAATCTCGATATATCTTGCCACTTCGGTTATTGTAGCTTCGTATCTGTGCTTCTTCGGTCCGGTTTTAATAACTCGACCAAATTCCCAAAAACCATTTTTCATATTGTAACGAACTTTATTTTTGTCGCACCCTACTATTTTTGCGATTGCCGGTGCTTGTATGATTTCGCTCACGCTTATCACCTCCTACTCTAAGAAATACTCAATGCTTACTCCGAAGTAATGAACTGCTTTTCATTCCTTCTTACAATTTCATTAGTAACTTTCTTGTGAACTGATTCCGAAACTTCATCGAACTCAACTTTACCGCTCATTAATGCAACGCTTATCATCTCATTTAAACAAACTAACTCTTCATAAGTTAATTTCATGCTGTTACCTCCACACTTGTCTCTAAATATTTTCTTTGATATAATTTCCCTATCAAATGAAGAAAGGAAAAAATCATTATGAAACTAGATTCCACTATTACCATTTCTATTATTCTTGCTATCTGTGCGTTATTCGCTCCATCTATAACAGCCATAATTAACAACCGCCATCAATACAAAATCAGAAAGCTAGAATTACGTCACAATTTTATAACAAATCAGTCTAATGTTATTTACGCTAATAAGTACAATGTTTACAAATCGTTTCTTGAAGAAGCCAGCAAATACAGTATGTTCAATGATTACGCGAAAGAATTTACTTCCATACTTGCTTGTACTCAGGATGCATTGCTTTTATGTAATCCAGAAACAAAGAAATTGTTATTGGACTTTTCAGAAAGATTTAGCAACCATACAATATCTAATAGAGATGAGTACATTACTGAGCTTAACAAAATAGCAGATTCATTTAACAGCGAACTTTCGTCATTATCCTGCGAATAGAACAACTAATGCGAATAAAATGACAACCAATAGTGCCCAGACTGGATATATCTTGTCATCGGGTGCTATTTTTTTCATAATCCATACTGCCAAAACGGCTACCATCGACATTCCAAAAATTAATCCGGCTTTCAACATCTTCCCACCTCCTATCCTGCTTTCTTACTTTCGCTCAAAAAATGCCGATGCAGCCATCGAAATAACTCCGTCAATTTTCCCCTGCACCCGCTCCGGGAACTTGTCCCAGTTTTCTGCAATGCGTTTGAAATCTTCTAATCTTTTCTCTTCCTGTTCCTTTGTAATGTTTGCTTTACTCATTTATCTTCACCTCTCTTTCTTTGGGTCTGCCATCATCAGAGCCGGGAGACCATCCCACGGCTGACACTTTCAAAAGCGTTTCGGCTACTTGTACACGCACAAAATATTTGATAAAATCTTTTTGCAAAATACAATTCAAGAAAGGATAATTATT